GGTAGCCTGCTACGGCGCCCTTCCCTTCACTACCATACTGACCGCCGACTACGGCGATAAGACGTCCTGCCATTTGTTCCCCCTTTTAGAAGTTAGGTTCGAGTTGTTGTGGTACTGCCCAGTAGGTTGGGTGCTCCTTCACGGCCTGGGCTGAGCCGCAAAGATGCTTGGCGAGTATGAACTCGTATTGCTTGTTGATGTTGAGCATTGATCGGCGTTCTAGGTAGAAGCTGGGCAACCACCTAGAAACGCCATATGTCGGGCGCTTTTTTAGTAAGCACTCGATCTCTACCAATGTACTTATGGGGGTGCCGTCCGAAAACACCGAAAAACCGCACCACTGCGCCTTCCAAAGCGCAGCTCCACAAATACGGCAGAAATCCTTTATAGCCATTTTATCCTGCATCGGGTTCACCACCATCACTGCTGACCGACTTCACCGACCGCCCCCCCTTATAGGGGGGGGCGAAGTCGGTCAAGTTTCGGTCGCCTCTTGCCCCTACTTGACCGATACCCTCGCGGTCAGGGTCGGTCAAGTCGGTCAAGTTATCTAAGACACCGCCAAATGGCTGAGGCGCTCCCAAGACAAAGGACTTGAGGTGCTTGTAATAGCGCCCCTGCCCCTGAGCTCTAATCGCCAAGAAGCCCTGCCCCTCGAGTTGGGCGAGCGCCTTTTTAATCTGGTCGGTGCCACCGTCAATCGCTTGGACGATTTGGTTGGTCGAAAGTTCTGCGCCGTGGTTCTGCATGAACTCCGAGACCTTGCGCATCAAATACTCATGAGGGGTGAAACCGACCTGCCCGCCGACAATGGAGATCTCGATTCGGTTGTCAGCTTGCGAAATCAGATCGACGTGGCCGACATAGGAAGCCTCTTGGCTGATGCCACGGACGAAGCCTGGGCGGTCTTTGGTGATCTTCAGATTCAGCTTGCCGTTGGAGCCTCGGCCAAAAGGCATAGACACGTCCACCGAGATGGCGACGCCGTCAATATCCGCACGCTTTGCCTGTGCACCGATTGCGTAATTGCCTCGGTTGTCCTTGGACTTTGTGACGTGGTCAATGGTCAAGACAGCGGCACCCCACAAGCGAAGCGGCCGCAAGACCACCTGACTGAATTGGGTGGCGTCTTTATTCTTTTCAAGGTCTAGTCCCAGCAAGTTCATAGCAGCATTGACACCGTCCATCACAATCAAGTCGGGGGTGAAGTCGCGAATCGAGCCGAGCAGTGCTTGCTGGGCGATCTCGTTGTAAGAGCCGTCAGGGTTGGCGTACTTAAAGCGGGCAAAGTGATCTCGCATGACACCGAGTGCCTTCAAACGACCTCGAATACCACGCTTTGAATCCTCGAAGTCAATATAAAAGACCTTGTTGCCCTGCACCAGCTGTTGGCGCACCGCTTCCAATGCTACCCAAGTCTTGCCTGACTCTGACTCTCCGAATATGGCGTTAATCTTTCCAGCGTAGAGCAAGCACTGACCGTCCGTGCGGTACAGGACCGTAGGACCAGCCTCGGTCTCGTCCTCGTCATATTCAATCGTCCTAGGAAGCCAGCTGGTGTCGGGCTCTGTCATAGGCTCTGCGAATGGCTCGGGCTCGGGCGCTTGCATCAGTTGTGAAATGTCAATCGGTTGCAGGGCGCTTGAACTGCCACTGCCAAAGCCCTTCGCGGCCAGCGCTGACGCTGCCTTGTGGAAGTCACCACCATGCTCTAGCAGGGTATAAACCGCGAACTTGGAGTAGCCGCGCTCTGCTTCAAAGATTGTGCTAGTGCTAAAGACAAAGAGCAGATCTGAGCCCTCGTAATTGGTGGTGGCGCTGATGCCTTCAGTCTTGCCTGGGCGACACCAAGCGGTGGTCTGTGCCTTTGAGAATACCTTTGTCCAACCCAGTGGCAACAAGATCTCGTCCCAGCTGGTCTTGGCGTTGTAGTCGTCGCCTGGAAGTGTCGAGTTCGCGTCCCGATGCCTCTCCGTGACCTCTGAAGCTACTATCGAGGCCTTCGGAAGCTGGTCGAAATATCTAAAGAGGGAGTGCAGTGCCTCGCGCTCTCCTGAAGTGATGGTCGGTATTGTCTCAATCGAGCCCGAAATCAAAGACCAAGAACCACCTGACGGGTGACAAGACCCGCCGCTGGGGGCTGCAACCACGAAGCCACCCTCACCACGGGTCTCGGCCAGCACATCAACGCCGTCGCCTGAAGCGGGGCGCCTAGCTAACTTTGTATTGCCTGGGACTTCGCCGTCTATGCGGTAGAACCAGTGCAGACCGCCGCTTGGGGTCATTTCGCAATAGCCCTCGTTCAGCCGTTGCCAAAGTTCGCCGAGTCCAGTCTCGATTGCCATGTCTTTGATTTCGGTGTGAATGCCGTCAGCTACGGCGCGGCCTTCGACTTCGAGCATTTCAAGGTTGTTGGAGATCTTGCCCGTGATGATGCCGACGCCCTTGGCGTCTTTGAACCAAGCCTGCAGTTCTTCAACGGTCGGCAGCTTGTGCTGGTACTCTTTCCAAGCACCGATGCCTGGACGCTTGGAGCCGTCTGCCATAACTGGCACGACTGAGCAGCCCGCGGCCGCGAACCTGAGCGCGGCGGTTAGAACTTCGAGGTTACTCACTTAGAGCAATCCTTCCCAAGACCCACTGCACGACTGGAACCGCAACTGCGTTGCCAGTTTGTTTGTAACGAGCGCTGTCTGATTGCGGTTTGCCATCACTCACAGCTGTCCAGTTGTCAGGGAACCCTTGCAAGCGCTCGCACTCAACTGGAGTGATGCGCCGAACTACTTCTGTCGATATCATCGAAGTGTTAAGTCCCCCTGTGCCCATAAAGGCAGTTAGTGTGTTGATGGTCTTGTCTTGAAGCCTGACACCGTCTGTGCGGTGGGGGTGGAATACTATACCATGCGGAGAGGTCGTGTCAATAGTGAACATTGGACCACCCTCGTCGGAGTGTCCGCGGCCCTGAGGTCCAGCAGTGTCTGATCTGCCGATGACGGTGTTCTGTAAAGCAATAACTGTCGCCCGAGATTCGCCTGTGTTATCCATCAAGTTCAGAGTCGGCGCTGTTTGTCGTTCTGCCCACACCTCAGCTGGCAGGTTGCCGTCGGCGTCTCGCTCACCAGATCTCACAATCTTAACAAAAGGTTGAACTACCATGTGACCGCGGTTTACGTCTTGATTGGTAAACGATGATTTGTGATACAACTCGGCTGGCAAGCAACTCGCTACAGCCGTGTCAAATCCTAGCCTTGGTTTGCCTGCGCCGTCAGCGCTTGGAGCAATTTCGGCGGCAGAATCTTGCCTCGGCGTGATGCCCTTCTGACGATACCCTCTGCGGCCTTCGCCGAGATCGAGTACTTTTGCAGGTGTTCGCCAGTCGTCTCCAAGACGTCCGACAATGAAGACACGACGGCGTCGCTGGGCGACTCCAAAGTGCTGAGCGTCAAGAACTCTGTACGCGAGCCCATACCCGAGCTCTGCCAACGACCCGAGGACGATTCCCATATCTCTTCCGTCGTTTGATGACAACAAGCCAGGGACGTTTTCGAGGACGAACCACTTCGTTTTGGTTTCGTCGATGAGTCTGTGGATTTCCCAAAAGAGTCCGCTGCGCTCTCCTGCCAGCCCTGCCCTTCGACCCGCAACGGACAGGTCTTGGCATGGAAATCCGCCAGTGATAATTCCGTTTGCTGAATCAAATCCTGCACTGAATAAGTCTGCACTTGTTACCCCCTTGATGTCGCCCATGATTGTAGTGTCGGTGAAATGCTCAGTAAGCACACCACTTGCTTTTTTGTCGATCTCGACTGAAGCGACTGGCGAAATGCCAACCCTCGTCATAGCCAGCTCAAACCCGCCAATACCAGCAAAGAGTGAGACGCCTGTTAGACCCATTTTTCCCCCGTTCAAATGTCTTGCGTGCGGTGTCGGGCTTTGCACCCGAACTTGCCTGGATTGGTGAGCTTCCCCTTCTCACGTCCTGCAACACCGCGCCTTCCTTAGAGATCAGTGGAAGGATACTGCTCTAAGAAACTTAGAGGGGTTTAGCCCCGAGTTGAGCTAAAAGAGCCGCGACCTCAGGTGGAACTCCACCCGCTGCTGCTGGTGCTGCTGGAGTTGCCGCCCCTGGCTTGTAAGCCGAGGCCTTGGCAATCGCCGCCTGATCTGCAGAAGCGTCCACGATAATCCATGGGGCAGTCTTGCCAGGCTTTGCTACACCTTGTTGAATGCGGCCGAGTACGCGCTGACCGATTAGAGGGCGCAGTGCGTTGCGGATTGCGATGTTGAAAAAGAGGACATCGCTGTACTCTTGGTTGGTGTCAAGGTTGGTGACGTCGCACGAAATCGCGTCAGCTGGACCGTTGACCGTCTCAATACCTGAGCGGTATTCGATTGGCTTGAAGATGAGCAACTGACCTTGTAAGTCAGCTGGTTTTGGACCAGCGCTTGCGGCGGCTGGTGAAGCGAATGCTTCCATTTATTCCCCTGCTTTCTGTTGGTTGGTGTTGGTGGTGGGTTCCTCTCCAGCAGCCTCAATCATCTCTTTAACGATGTCGTTGATGGTTTTCTCAGGCAGTGTCACCTGGGCACCCTTCTACGAGAGACTTACTGAATGGTTTGAAGTATGGACACCAAGCACAAAGCCTGTCAGGCTCTGCGGGTATTTGACTCCAAATCTCGGGGTTGGCTTCGACGTCTGCCGCGGCCAATAGCGCGTGAATCGAATCAAGACGCGCCAAAGCATTAAGAGCGACTTGCTCGTCGTAGTCGTGCATGATAAGGACCATGTCTGTGAGTGAGCCTGACGTTGGTAGGTAGCACAGCGCCACCTTCTTGACCTCAGCTCCTTGTTGAGCCAGTCCGTAGGCGTAAAGTTGAACTTGAACGAGTTGCTGGTGATCTGCCCCGAACTTCTTGTAATTTGCCAGCTTAGTTGCGCCCGTCGTTTTCCAATCGAGCACCACACCGTTCTTGATGTCAAAGAGATCGACGGTGCCTGCGAGGTTGCCTCGGATAGTGACGCGCTGCTCAATGAGGAAACCCTCACGCTTGCTGAAGACCTCTGCGAGGTACGCATGAATAGCAGTGCCAACCTGCGCGGCCCACGAACCGCCTTGCATTTCGTTTGGCTTGTCCCAGTCGAGGAGTTTGTAAGCGAGACGGCGGGTACACTTGTGACCGACTTCGCTGGGGCCAATCTGAACTTGCCCAGCTCTAGGAGACCAAATGCCCGCTTGGACAACAACGTCGCGGACGGCGTTTGCGTACTCCTCTTGGTCGCTGAATAGTCTAGCATAACTCATTCGTCGTCCTCGTCCTCGTAGATTTCGTGCTCAGGGACGTTTGGCTGGCGCCCCCAGTCGGGAGCTGGCACGATAGGGTCAATTATTGACATCGGGCTCAACTATCGTGAAGCGACGAGACTCAGATTCCCGCGAAAGGAAAGTGTAAATCTTTGGGTCAAGCACCTCTTTGGCCTTGGCGACGTCAAGTCTGAATGAGGTCACCTTGGTCCAGCGCACTGCGACTCTGCCGTCGAGCATGCCGACCTCGTTCTCGCCCATCATCTCTTGAATCTTGGCCTTTGCTTGGTCTAACTTCTCCTCAAGGCTTTTGATCTCGCCTTGGGTCTTGCGGTATAACTCAATCCACGCCGCCACGTCAAGTGGCAGGTCGATCTTTGGTTTGTCCTTGTCGAACGCGTTCATTCTGTCCCCCCTAGTACCAGTTGTTCTTTTGCCAGTGACGCCAAGCGCCACAGGGTCCTGCTGAGCCGTACTTTCGCCCGATGTAGGCAAGAGTCGCGATCAGTTGTGGCACTTGAGCCTCTGAGTGCTTCATGCCGATGTTCTGATAAGTGCTTTCAAGAAGCTGTCCAATGCCGATGGCAGTGCTGGACGGATTCTTGGCCTTCGGGTTCCAAGCGCTCTCCTTGCCGATGAGACGGGTGAGACACCTGAACTGCTTGTCTGTTAGCAACTCCCGAGCCACGGCCTTCGCGTCCACTTGCATCAGAGGTGGACGTTGTGCATAGACAATCGGACTCGCTGTTGGTGCTGATAATGCGTTGGTGAGCGTCGCTATCGCGAGCGACGTCCCCACAATCTGAACAAACTTCTGTGTTGTTGGGCGCATCTGCGCTCCTCTCGGACAGGTCAGAACTTAGGTTTGTCATACCCTGCCGCTTTCAATAGGTCGATAAACACATGGAGTGGCACGATGGCGGGCCAGTCCGCGATGTGAGCTTCGCCTTGACCGTCTAGACGCAGGATTGCCACTGGCAAGACCCCGTCCTTATACCGATCTCGGAGTTGCTTCATAGCCTCGGCGACTTTTATGCCTCGGCGTGCTTTTACTTCGACATCGACCCCTATTACCCCAGTGATGTCGGTACCTGAACGACCTGAGCCTGCGGGTTGCGCATATGGCCAGCCGTTAGTTCTAAAATACTCAGCGACAAGGCGCTGACTTTGGTACCCCCGTTGGACGCGGGAGCTACTCACCCAAGACTCCAAACTAACAGGACGAGCACCCCTAAACACAGGGTGACATGGAGCCAGTTGACGGAGTTGGAGTCTTGAGCTTTCCCTGTCGAGAAGGCCGCCTGAAATCTTAGCCATTGAGGGTCAATCTCAGACTTTGGACTTTTTCGAATCGGCATATAAAGCCTTTCTTAATTCAAACTCCAAGACCGCGGGCGAGTGATAAACGCCCACTGTGGTGCCTTTCTCGGAGTTGACGGCGAGCGCCCAAACGCTCGCAGGTAGTGTGATTTTGAACCAGCTGCCGTGAACGTTGTCTCCAACGTGTTCTACATGGGTGGGCAGTGGGTCTCTGAATAGCGTCGAGACTTGTCGAGACCAGTTGTTGTCAGTCTCTACTCGAACCGCGTGTCTAAATGAGTACATCTTTAGGTTCCTTCCCCCGTGAGTTTCTAAGTATAGCACAGCGTGACGACGCTCTCATGGCAACGACACGCCGTTCATTATCTTTGCTTCGTGGAGCGCTATTTTCAACATTGACAAGAGATCCCAAGTGTGCTGGGTGTCAGCTGGTGGGCAGTTCTCGCGGAGTCCGCTTTTTGCTGCCTGGTACGCTTCGTTGCGCGTCATACCCGCTTGGATATGCTTGTTGAGCATGGCCGTACTGCCCTCGCGGGTGTTCTCTCGCATACGAGCCTGATTTATTCGCAAGTTGTTCACCATCTTTCTTGTCTCGATAAGAATGTGTTCTGTGATAGCACAGAGATCAGGTATTGCAACTCGCTCGACTGATGAGTGGCTGATGTCTCTTTCGTGCCACAAAGCAACCCCCTCAGTAATCGGCATGACATACGACCTTGCCAATTTCGCCAAGCCACAGACCTTCTCGGCAGTGATTGGATTCTCTTTGTGCGGCATCGAACTGGAGCCTTCTTGCCCAGCTGACCTGCCTTCAAAGATCTCCTGCACCTCAGAGCGTTGACCGTGCCGAACTTCGAGGGCAAAACCCTCACAGATAGTGGCAAGACTGGCTAAAGAATAAGCCCAAGCACCCAACGAATCACGCATCAGCACCTGAGTGGCGCTGTCGGGGACGGCTAAACCCATCTCTTTGGCGACGTCCAACTCGACGCTCCTCGAGGTGTGGGCGTAATTGCCCAGCGGCCCTGAAACGTGTGCAGTCTGAACTCCACCACAAGACTGCCCCAAGCGGTCCAGCCCTCGGTCAATAGCAAAGGCGAAGTCTGCAACTCGATACCCCCAAGTGGTGGGCTCTGCAAACTGCCCGTGAGTGCGTCCGCTCCTTTTTGTGTCTTTATATTTAAAGGCGTGCTCGATCAGGGCGTCGAGTAGCTGGTAGCCAGCGTTTGCAATCAACCAATTAGCCTCGGCAAGCAAAACCGCCTGCCCAGTCTCGACTATATCAGAACTGGTCAGCCCATAATGAAGCCACCTGTGAATCTCTCGGTTGTCGGTGTTGAGTCGCCACGCCTCGAGAAATGCCATGACGTCGTGCTTCAAGATCTCCTCTTGCTCAGCAACTTGCACTGACGTGGGTACCAAGGTCAATTTGAGTGCTTTCCAAAGATCTGAGGCGACCACTCCGTGCCTGCCTTGCGCTTTCATAACTTCGACTTCGATGTCTGCCCAAGTTTTATACTTGGTCTCATCTGACCAAACGGCAGACATCTCCTTAGACGTGTACCGTGCTATCATGACGCCTTCTTTGTCGTGAACTCGCGCAGTGCTTGGTTGATAACCTCGGAAACCGTTGTGTTGTCGCGTTTGGCTCTAGCCTTAGCCTTGAACCACAGCTTGTCGCTGACTCTGACGGTGCGGATTGGCGTTTCGTTGTTCATTTATTCCTTCCCAAAAAAGCATTCAGTCATGGTGCCCCAGCAGTAGTGATCTCCGACCCACCACACGTGCGAAGTGACATAATAAAAAGCAACCGCTGACAGCAGAATTGCCACAGCGCGAACCCTCTTGCCTCGTTTAGTCAGTTTCATCTGATCTCCCTTATCATCGAAATTAGTGTCCCAGCCCAAATGTGAAACTCGCGCTCGGTTGTCGATTTGTTCGCCTCTTTAAAGTGCCAATCCATTAACTTCTTTAATTCTGCGTTTTCTTTAGCCTTGAGAGTCATAGTGGTTGCCACCCCATCGACCAAATCGCGTTGTAGAAACTCGCAATCGCGTGCTTCTCGTCGATACCATAGAAAGTCCGAATCTCAACCCAAGTGTCGTGACCGTTGGTAACGGTCTCTGAGATCTGCCAAGCGCCAGTGCTTGCCATCTGCTTTATCTGCATCACTTGACCCACCTCACTGACACGATATTCCAATCAGGGTGTAGCGGTTGTGCTTTGGCTCTAGCCTCGTCTCGACTTCCAGCTGTAACTGGCTCGATCACTAGAATGCCGTCGTTGTTGAATCCAACTTCGAAGTTATACATTTTTCTCCTTTTCGTGACAAACGCAGTCGCACGGACGGCGACGGCTGGGAAACGCACCCATGTGGGCGACTTTGGTACAGCGGTCGTGTTGACCTATCCAACATCTTGCAGATGTGAACTCTTTCAGGTACTCTCGGGCGCCGTTCATTTTTCGAACCTCGCCTCTTCCATAGTGTCGGGCTCCCCGCACACACAGAAAGTCTCCATCTCCTCGCAGTTCTCGCAGATCTCTCCGTAACCTCTTGCTACGTCGTCCTCGAGTATCGGCTCGCTCATTTGGACCACATGCTGTGGTAACGGCGGGTGACCACTGCTAACTTAGCGGTGCACTCGATCAGAGTGTCGTAAATCAACTCGGGGTCGCCGTCCTCGGTGGCGAAGTGTAGCTGTCTAGCGACTGCGTTCATTTCGTCCTGCATGTCTATAAATAGTTCCTTGACTGCTCCCATGTCATTTCCCCTTCACTAGATTGCTGTGGAGATCTGCACAAGGCATGCAGACCGCTTCTCTGAATTGCTCGCCATTGTCGTACTTATACCAACGCAATTCGAAATGGCTGGTGTGACGACCGCACATTGAACACTGACGCATTAGCCGACCTGAAAATCGTCGCAGAACTTGCAATCATAGGAATCGCCTAACAAAGAGTCAGGGTCGTAACTATGAACGTAGTCGTGTTGCTCGTAAGTGGCGCAGAACTTGTTCCCGCGCTCGTAGATGAACTTTAACTCGGTTTGTGTGCTCATCGCGCCACCCGAATCACAGTTGGTGTGCCGTTTGGGTCTAGCCAATAGGTGGCTAGGCGGTCGGCGTCTTTCTCGGTGCCGTCTTTAATTTCGTGCTCATCATAGACAATGAAGTCGTCTGTGCGACCATCGCCCCTGACCAGTTTCATCTCTAAAGTCTGAGAATCTGCCCACATGTGACAGACAACGCGCTTGCCCAATCTGTTGGTGCCTTTGCCTCGTCGGTACTCCCAAGAGACGCCCGTGCGGTCTAACCAAGTGCCTTTGAACTTCTTTGACTTTGTTATCATTATGCCACCTCTGTATTCAAACCGAATATGAAGCCACCGCCGTTACCTTCAGGGTCTTGGCTGATTTGGATAGCGCCAACTTCGCCGTCCTTGAATCGAACCAAGAAAGACGGAAACCCGTCGCCACCACTGCCGTCGTCTTGCATACCAGTGAATGAGAGAATCGTCGCACCGACGAGATCTCCGTAGTACTTTGTGTAGTAGTCGTTGCTTGTCATTTTAGCCCCTTCCTGAGCTTGTAGGACAAGTAAACCACACCCGTAATTACGCTGTCAATACGACACGCAAATACAAAAAAAGACCCCCACCGCTGGGGGTGCCAGTGGTGGGGGTCGTGGTAAAGGCTGGTTATTCGGCTACGTTCTTATTCGCCTCGAACTCGTCGGAGCCCATTCCGAATTGATTCTCTTTAGGGTCAATCGCCTTGATGATGGGCCCAAGGATAGCTGCGAGTCCCGCGGCCGCATAGTCCCGAAGGGGGCGGTTTGGGTCGGCTAAAAACAAGGCGGCGACTGCCGCTGCGGCTGCTCTGAGGTAGGTCTTGACGACTGGGGGGACGGTATACTTGTTCATTGTGCTCCTTTTTTAGGTCTAGCGATTGCCATGATGGTGCCATAAGTGCGCTTCTTGATGTAAAAGCCGTCGCCATTTGACTGGCTTCCAGCTTTGCCACTCGAAGTGTTGCCTTCCCAAACGTTCATGTACTTCAGCGTCGTGTTGTGCCAGCGAACAATGCCGACGTGATCAGGCTGTGCGTCATCATCGAACTGGAAAAAGACCAAGTCTCCGCGCTGTGCTTGTCCGATTGGGACCAGTTGGTTGTTCTTGGTTAAGTGCTTGAGCCACTCATCGCAAGAGGCGAAGCCTTTTGGCTTGTTCTTTGGAGCGACAGTGTTAATTAAGCCCGCTTCGTGGTAGATCTTTGATGCCGCCATAGCACACCAAGGCTGGTTGTTAAGCCCAAACCACTTGCCGAAGCTAGTGTCGTTGTTCTTGCCTTCGGTGTAGCCGACGTAACTATCAGCGGATTCTGTTAGGCTTTTCATTTTTCTCCCCTTTAGTAAGCATCTTAATAACGAGTTCCATTTGGCTCTCGAGTCTTGTGACAGAGTCTTTGAGGCTTGAACCACCGTTCGGCTTCAACTCGTTAAGGAAATGCTTAACAAGCCAGCGCACAGCTACAACAAACGAGCCTAGTATTGATATGACTGCGAGTATCAGTGCAGCCCAGTCATTCACGGTCATTCTTCTCCTTGAGTGCTTTTTCGAGATCTCCGATTCTCGCAGTCAACATCGCTTTGTCTAGAGCTAGCAGACCGATCTGCTCTCTCAGTGCTGCGATGACGACGTTGATGTCGAGTTCTGTGTTGCTATCCATTGGTGCCCCCCTCGAGCGACTCTACACGTGCGTGTAAATCTTGAATTAAAGCCAGCATGCCTGGAATAACGAAACGCTCGTTCCAGTTCTCAACTAGCCCGTCGTTGTCGCGATCGGCGGCGATTGGGTAGTGTTCTGCAACCTCTTCTGCGATTAACCCTGGCACTACCATGCCAGATCTGTTGTCTGTAGCGTCTAGGTAGTCGGGTTTGAACTTGAATGCTCTAATCGGTAAGGTCAGCAACTTGCTTGGGTCAAGGTCTGCAACTGTGGAGAGGCTAACGATCCCCTCTTTAAAGCGAGCGCTTGAAGCTGTGCTGCGACGAGTACGGCCGTCGGTGTCCATGCGGGTGTTGGCCGCGTTTGCGCTGGTTGAAGAGTCCTGATTGTAAAAAGCGTCGAGGGTATAGACGTTCCCACTTAATGTGACCCCAAGCGTACTAACTTGCGCGTACTTTGTTGAGCTAAAAGCGATTCGAGCGTCGCCTGACGAAACATAAGCGTTTGGGTAAGTGGTGACGTTGGGATTGAAAGTCGAGCCATAGTGCATCACAATGCCATCTACAGAAGCTGGACCGATGTGCCCAACGGTTGAACTGGATTCTGTAAATGAAATCGAGTTGGTAGAAGCCGAGACTGTAACTCGGCGAGCGCCTGATGAAGTGCGAAGCGTAAAAGCGGTAAGAGTGCCCGCGGTCAAGCGGTCAACAGTGATTGAACCAGCCGCGATTTCAGCCGCTGTGATGGTGTCTGCTGCGATTTCGGCTGCTGTGATTGTGCCACCTGCGATTTGGTCTGCAGTGATTGTGGCAACCGCGATATTGCTAGCTGTGATTGTGGTGGCCGCGATTTTGGCGCCAGTGATGGTGCCTGCGGCGATTGAGACTGCTTCGATTGTGCCCACTGCGAGCTTTGCGCCAGTAATTGTGTTGGCTGCGATGCGGTCTGCGGCAAGCGAACCAGTCGAAATATTGCCAGCGTTAATGTTTGAAACTGTGATAACTGAAGCGTCAATCGTGCCAGCGGTAAGCTTCGTGGCAGAGAGGTCGGCGATTGCGTTGTTGCCTAGCGAGAAAGCAGAGAAAGCGCCGCCCGTGTATCTGTAGAACTTGTTGTCATCGTCTGTGTCAAACCAAAGGTCGCCCTCTGCAAATGGCCCAGTAGTTGGCATTGTGGTCTGTCTGTAGATGCGGTTTTTGCCGTCGGCTGTTGTTTGTGCTGCGGTTGCTGCCGCTGTTGCTGCTGCCGCTGCTGAAGTGGCCGCTGCTGCTGCCGTTTCTGCTGCCGCGATTCCAAGGTCTTGCACTGAAACCCAGGCTGTGCCTGTCCAATAATACTGCTTGTTGCCGTCGTCTGTGTCAAACCAAACGTCGCCCTCGGTCAGCGGGAATGCACTGCCGTCAGGGGCTGTCGCTTGGCGGTAGATGTGGTTCTTGCCGTTGACAGAGGCCTCGATTGAATTGATTTCAGTTTGAAGTTCGTCAGTCTCCTCAGTCGTGGCGGCCACGATTGGAATGATAGAAGTCTGAGTCATGCCAGTTGAAGTGACGGTGACTGGCGTGATTGTGATTTGCGGGCAAAGTGGCATCGCTCCCCCTAGAGTGTAATCGTATAAGGGTCAACTACAGAGGTGAAGTAGCTGACGCGCCAGTTGTCGGCAGTGATTGAGTGCGCAAGGCCTTCAACCACGCTGTTGATTGTGATATTGCGACCATCGTATGTCAAACGCTTGACTTGAACCAAGTCATTCAGTTCAGTCTCGAGCATGTCAGTGGCAAGGACTCCGATACCGATAGCTGTGAAGTCAATCTGCTCAGCCAAAACCACAGCCTCTGCGTCTTTGCGAGCAGCATAAAGCGCAAGGTTGGCAGCGCTGGTCTCGCTAAAAATCGGAGCATCTAGCTTCTTGGATTTCAACCCATAAGTCGAAACACTTGAGGTGTAGCGGGCTGTCTTTTGCGCCTTTTTTGGGCCTCTGAATACGATAGCCTCGTTATAGACATAGTCGGTGCCAGGATTGGTGATGATGCCGTCATAGCCGACGCTGTTGGCGTCGCCTTGGTCGGAAAATAAAAGTCTGGTTGGGCGGGTGAACTTGTCTGCGATATCCACAAGGGTGGCGACTCCAGTGCGGCTGACGTAGAAACGGCCACCAACACAGTTGGCACACTGTTCTAGCATTTCAAGGCAGCTCATGTTTTGCTTGGTCTTTTGCATCACGGTTGTGCCTGTGATACTGCGAGCGCCAGCAGGCCAGTCTGCAAGGTCCAAAGCTCGAGCAGCACGAAGTGCCGCCGTCTCTTGGAATTGAGAAGTCGCAAGTGCTGGTGCAATCGCTTTCGCAATCTGAGCCAAGCCGTCCACAAAAGTCAATGAGACCGTTGGGTAGATGCCTTGGTTGACTGCGTTGTCCTCGAGGTAGCCAGTGTAAATGACGGTGCTGTTGGCGGTGATTCGCACTTGCATTCCAGCGATAAGAGTGTTGTACCAAGGGCTTGAGGTGTTGCTTGGGTCAAAAGCGCCTGATTGGTTGTTCAGGACAATAGCCGCAGTGCCAGATTCCAAAAAGTCATTTTGGTATTGGCGGCCGCGTCTGATGTCAACCTCGAGAATGAGGTCAGCACTGACGTTTGTGAAAGAACCGTTGATGCCGAATGCGACTGTGAGCGTTGGTGCGTTTGCTGGCATTAGAGCACCGCAAACTGACTACCCGCACGACGACGCATTAGTGTAGCCAAGCCATTTTTAATACCGTTGACAAGGTCGCCTTGTGAGACCACTGAGCCTGCGACATTCACTGTGATGTTGCCCCCGTTCATAGTGGTGTTCTTTGCGATATTGCCGTGGCCAGCCGAAGCCAGCAACGAAATAGTCGGGCTAGAAATGCCAAGCCTCTTTTGCTTAAGCAAGTTCAAACGGACGGCCTCTCTAGTGATTGGGTCGTCCATGCCTTTCAGCGCTTTGTTCTTTTTGTTGAGTTCGTCTTGTTTGCTTGCGGACTTGTCGAGGGCGGCGTTGTACTTGATAGTCTCTTCTTTGACGCCCTTCATGTCGAACTTAAACTTGCCCATTGCATCTGCTGCTTTGTCAGAGTCCTTGTTGAACTTGTTGGCTGCGATGCCGATACCGACGAGGGCCACTCCAAACGCCGCTGCTCCTGCGGCGGCTGAAATGCCACCAGTCGCGAGCGCGGTGGCCGCGGCCGACGCAAGTGAAACCGTGCGCAGAGCTTTCATCACCTTGATAATCGCCTGCACTCCCTTGATAAGGCCAGCTACGGCAGCTGCCGTTTTTGCGCCAAAGAATGCTGCTGCGATGACGGCGCCGAGCGTCACAAACACTTTTGTGTTGCGGGCCACGAATGAGAATATCTCGAACATTAACTTGCCAAATGCTATGCCGTAACTGATTGCAAGCTGGAATGCAGCAGCAAGCTTTTGCCCGTTAAGTTCAACCCACTTCTGCAAAGCTGGCAAAATGTCTTTTTGTAAATAATCCACAAACTGCACCAACGCTGGCAAGATTGCTTTGCCCAGTGTGGTCTTAACATTCTCGAATGAGTTCTTAAGTGCGATAATCGCACCCTCAGGAGTCTTGCGCAGTTCCTCGTTAAATCCTTTATAAGTAGAGTTGAGCACCTTGACGATTGCGGCGGCTCGTTCTGCTTCTGTGCCGTTTGATATTAACTTCTTGGTTTGGTCGTCGAGTACGAAGCCAGCCCTGGTCAGCGCACCGAATTGACCGTTCAGGGCTTGTGCAAGGCCGTTAGTCATTGTCTTAAACTGGTCAGCAGACGCAGTCGCGCCTTTTTCTGCAGTTACATAGTCTAAAATCGCTGGAGTCAAAGCCTGGATAGATGAGGCTTGTAAATCGAATGTGGCAAGCTGTGACTGAACCACAGAGACGTTGCCAGCAGACACAACACCGACTTTTTCAAGCGCTTCGGCCTGTGCATTAAGAATCTTGACTTGCTCGGCAGTGGCGCCGTTTGTTGTAAGCAGGATTTGGTTGAGTCTGTTTTGCTCGGCTTCTGCGCGGATAGCGGCTTGCACAGAATCTTTACCGACTTTAACAGCAAAAGCACCAGCTGCAAGAGCTGCTAAGCCAAAAGACTTCGCTGCTTTATTGGCGAACTTGCCAAACTGCTTTTCCATTCTTGAAATGTCTTTGACAGCGGCTTTGGTGCCTTTGTCTGAATACTGGGTAAGAATGCGAGCAATTACCGCGCCGACTGCCATGTTATGCTGCCTCTCTGTCTAAGTTCTTTTGTAAGATGGCCTTGGCGTCGTCTAGTGCTGCTAGAGTCTTCATTTGTGCAGCCCTCTTGCGCTCATCTACAGCCCGCCAAATCAAACGCGATGGGTTTCTAATCTCGTCGGTTAGATTGCGAATAAACTGAATGCCGCTGCCTGTGCCGCCTGATTTGCGACCCGCAACTTCGATAATTGCACCAGCTGCGGACTCGTTGATGAGTGCACCAGCGCTGGTTGTGTAGTCTTTTCGGACTTTGCCCTGTGCCTTGGATTTGCGAATACCTTGCTGAATCACGCCTTGGTTGTATGGTGGCCAGCCAGCACCACCGCGAGTGGTCTTTTTGGGTCTAAGCGGCTCGGTTGTTTTCCAGCCGCTCATCGGCGGGTCAGACTTGACAAAGCCGCGAGCTGCACGTTCTGCGTCAGAAAGAATAGAGTTAATAACCGAGTTGAAGTTCTTGACTGCTTGCTTGTCAAAAGCCTTTAAAGCAGTCAAAGTAGGTTCAATTCCTATAAGAATGATGTCGCTTTCGACTTCAGCCATATTTTTTCGCCCGTTCTTTCAGATAAGCAGTTATTGCTTCGAGTACCCCCTCGGGGGCATCAAGCAAGTCAATCGGAGATATGCCAGTCTCCACCGAGATAGCGGCGACTGTGTACGTTAAGCTATCTCGGTGGATTCGAAAGACGCGTCAGAGTCCAGCTCTGCAGTGATGATGGTGTCCAAGAACTCTGGACCCCACGGCTTCACTATCACGCCGCTGGCTTGCATTGACTTCCAAGCTAACCAATAAACGTGTTCGATTTTTTGCTCCTCGCCCAACAACTTTGGCATTCCTTTGCCATACTGTTGTTCGAAGGCCACGATGACTCGAGGTGTCAGTTTGTATGAAGCCTCAACGCCTTCTGTGGTTTTAACTTTGATTGATAAGCCGTCCATTTGTTTCCCCCTTGTTAGGTTATGACTTTGTTATAACGCCGCTAATCGGCCAGGTGACCGAGGCGGTTGCAAGCTCTCCGACGGCTCCATTAAGCGGAGTCCATTCGGAAACCAATGCAGTAAAGCTGTACGCGGGCGAACTGCCAGCGACTGGGCGCACGGTCATTGAGACTCCTGTGCCTAGTGTTGGGTAGATTGTGGCTTCTAATGCGCTAGTGGCGTAGTCTTGATTAAACTCTAGAGCAACGCTGTTGTCAGCAAGCCCAGCCACTCTTGTGCGGGCTGTATTGCCGAAAGCAGTTGTTTCAACTACGTCAAAAGTCGAGCCAAGTGTCACCGAAGTGACGTAGCTTGAAATGTCTGTTGTGCCGAAAGTGACGGCAACGTTGGTTAGAACAATGCGTGCCATTATGAAACCGCCTTTGTTACTTCACCGCTGATTGGCCAAGTCACGCTTGCAGTTGCGAGTTCGCCGACAGCGCCATTCAAAGGAGTCCATTCGGAAACCAATGCGCTGAAGCTGTATGATGGGTTTTCTGCTCCTGTAGTTGAACCGTTTGGTTTGACGACCACGTTGGTTGCGCTGCCAAGTAGTGGGTAAATCGTTGCTTCCACGTTGCTTGTTGCGTAGTCTTGGTGGAACTCGAGTGCTACTGAGTTGTCGCCAAGGCCGCCAATACGAGTGCGAGCTGTTGAGCCGAAAGCAGTTGTCTCAACTACGTCGTCATTCGTGGTTAGTGTGACGCTAGCGATGTGGTCACTCAGATTGACTGAGTTGATTGTGATATACGCGTTTGTTAGGACTAATCGGGCCATTATTCTGCGGCTCCTTCTGCTTGTGGCTTAGTTGGGCTATTGCTAGAAAGATGCCCACCACTAACAAGCGCAGCGATGTTGCATCCAGCTTCGAGCAATTCTTTGGTAGCGACTTGGTCGCCTTTTTTCTTGGTGCCGACCTCGAGTGTGTCCGAGGCGATTGTGTAGTTCATGGTTAGTCTCCTTGACCCCATACAGTGATTCGATAACGATAAGACAGGTAGTCGATATCGCCCATTTGGAAAGTGCCCGACTCTGCTGAAGTAACTCGCAACGTGTTGCAAGCACCACCCAAAGTTCGGTCTGACTCGATGGCCGCCTTGATTGAGTAGTTACCTGAGCCAGCTAGGTATTTGTCCAGCTTGTCTTGCCCTGTGCGCTCCGAAAAGCGCTGGACGATAACAAACACATCAAGATTGGACTGGTCGAGGCCGCGGGCGTTGTTCAAGTCAAAAGTAAAGTCGAGTTGCCCGACGATTGCGCAAGGTGGAACGATGACGTCAGGCACTTGGTCGTAGCACCGAAGCCCATCAATATCGCTGAGGTTCTTTTTTAGGCCTTCTCGGATTTCGCTTGGAATCACGCGACAAGCCCATTCATCTTTTTAAAAGGACGAATTAAGGCCTCAACATCTGGGTCAAGCCGAGATGTGAGACGAACGGTGCCGAGTTCGGGTGTGCCTGCGATGCCAAATGGAGATTGGCGGCGAATAAACAAACGAGATGCTTGAATCTTGGTTGCCATAGCGATTTCAGCTGGTATTGAAGGCCAACCCCAAACAGCTTGAACTCGGACCGATTGCGGGTAAGCATAAGGGAAGATGTAGCGGTCGATAGCAACAATGCGAGTGTACGGCCAACCACGCCGTGCGTTATTAATCGGCTCGATTAAATAGTCGCTGGCTGCAAGAATGGTGGTGTAGGTTTGGTCGAAATCGTCGTCTAATGCGATTTGGTTTAAAGAGACAAAATCATCTAAGTTGGTGATGTACCAACTGTCGGGTGTATAATAGCGAGTTACTGGAGCGGCCGTGGTGCCGTCCCGATAAAAGAATCTGCCAGTGTAGTCATCAATCATGCGACTAGCAGTCAAAATCGCAGCTTCAAGCCCAGCGTCGTCCTGAATGTCCTCAATGGCAAGCGAGGTCTTTAGGTCAGACAGCGTGCAATAGCAGTTGGTTAGAGCCACGTTGTATCCTTTTCTCTAGCTGTCTTGGTTGAGCTGCCTATCAATGTGGTGCCTCTCGTCAAGCCAGTAAGTCTTTTGGTGCGGCAAGATGGCCGCGGTGTTTGCGTAAATCGGAAAACCCAACTGCCTAATCCTGCGACAAAACAGCAAGTCTTCACTTATCCACTCGCCATTGATAGGCCCGTCCCAAAACCAGCACCAGTCAGTGCCTTGGTTCGGGTCTGCAGCTTCGCGCATCTTTTCAAGCACGCTGCGATGAATAAGCATGCAACCAGTGCCGCAAGCATCGATTTCAAAAATCGAGTTGCGTTGGTAATCGTTTATGGGCGTGAAGCCCTTTGGAGTGTCCCTGAATATTAATGGCACGGGCACTGGGTAAAGGTTTTTATTGGCGTCCCAAGCCCCAAAATAAAGACCCGCTACAACTGGGCGGTCTTTGTCATGTGCTACGTTGATGAGCTGGTCAAATGCTTGTGGCGACAGTTGCTCATCGGCGTCAATTAACAAAAGCCAATCGGAGTTGGTGTCGTCAAGGAAAGACTTCACCACTCGGTTGCGTAACTTGCTAAGCAAGCCCGAACCTTTGGTGCGCACAAACGGCCCAAGCCGTGAGCTACGAGATTGTGCTAGCTGAATCATGCGAAAAGCGAAATCGCCGTTCACCATGCCAGGGTCACAGACCCCGATAGATACTTTATGGCTTGCTTTCATGCTCTCCCCCTAAGAGGTGCAAGGCAAGTGAGTCGGGGGAGTCCCACTTGCCTTGCACTTGTACTTTAGTGCCGAACCTTCAGACTAGAAGGACGGTGCTGTTAGGCCTGTTCCTGAGATGATAGAAGCGGCCAACGGATAACGCTCTGCGGTGAACGCTGCGTATCCATAAACTACGGTCTTGATGGTCAAGTTGCCTGGGGCAGTTGCATCGAAACGTAGTGCGAACGGTGTGCCTGGTTGCTCCCATAGGTGCATTTCACGGCTGTCAACCAAGTAGATTTCGTCTTGGTTTGTGCCTGTGCCGTAGGTTGTGCCTACGCTTGCATCTGTGATGATTGGGAGTCCGAGCAACTG